GGATTAAGGATACATCATCGTATTCAGGTAATCTTGGATCTCGTTTAGTTAAAGCTCCTGAATTATGTATTAATTACTTAAATCTATATAATGAAATGAATTTTCTAAAACAACATGATCTTAAATTTACCCCTCCCGTGGCTATTTTGTTTAAAGAACGTAGACGTCAATTTGAACCTTTCTTTGAAATTGTTAAAACTGTTATGCACCAAAATTTTAATCTTGAAGAAATGTTTCATGTTCAGATATGTGGTACACCTGGCGTTGGCAAAACTGATTTTGCCGATGGTATTTTAAGAGTTCTAAAAGACGCCTATGCTACTTCAACTCTCGATTTTGGTAGAGCCGCCCAAGGGTCTGCGATTCATTTGATGGATCAATTTAACAAAGCCGGTGCCGGTTTTGGTGATATTTACAACATGAATGAAACTCTGAAACATATGGATGCATACGAAGGACAGAACTTTATCCGTGTTGATGATTGTAATCTATTCAATAACCCTGAACCAGACGCCGTTACTACTCAAATTCTTATGTTATCTGGAACAGCCACCATAGCTAATAAAGCCAATCTTAATGACAAAGGCATGACTATAACAGCAAAAGCTCAAGTTTCAGCTACAAATAATCCATTTTTACGTCCACAAAACATGCCAACTTATAAAGCTCTCTGGAGACGCAGAATTCTTTTAAAAGTTGACGCCGATCCAAGATTTAAGGTAGGAGGTTTAGAAACAGGAGAAATGTTGTCTGGCGATGAATTAAATGCCAAATTTGATTCTTTAAATCTTTCGAGAACCAAAGGTGACCATCTACTTATAACTGCAATTGATCCTTGCAATGAAAATTATGTTCCTCTTAATAAAGCTGTAACAAATATGAATGTAGAAAAAGCCTTAATTTATTTAAACGCTCGAGCGAAAAACCATTATGCTACCGAGTGGAAGAGAGGTTTTGAGAAAGATCCCTATGCTTCGGCCATTAAAGTCAAATTTACAACATTGTTATCTTTATTAGAAAATGAAACCGACAAACAGCCTCCACAAACAAGAGAGGAATTTAATAGACAGATTCAGAAGATAGTTGATAAGATTTGCCTGAAACGAACTCAGTTAGTATCTAAGATGAAGACCACTTTTCCAGATGCAGTTCCTTCTGAAGTTAATTCGACAAAAGTTAAAGACGATTTAGCTGCTCACGTCAGATCGTTAGCTAACAATGTCTATAATGCTGATATTAATTCTTACTTATCTGAAATTGACGATTTCACTCTTAACGGCACAATAATTGAAGATACAATGTTGCACAATCTCACTAAGAACTCTTCAGGACAATATGAAGTTATAGAAAATATACAAGATTTTGATTTTGATCCATCTGAAGAAGCTTTAGATTTTATTGATTTTAATGCAGGAAGAAGGAGATATGTTTGCACAGCTACAGAAGAAGAACTTAAAGCAAAG